TTCGCGACAAGTACGGCCTGGACAAGTGGCTCTTTGAGATCAAGCGCCACGGAAACGCTGGCGACTCGAAGACCACCTACAGCATCCTCCCCGAGGAGAAGCTCGACGACGCCATGCGCACTTGCATCCAGAACGCCAGAATGCATGACTTGCAGGAATTGTCGTGTGCGAGCAGCCGTTGATCCGCCGTTGGCGACGGTGGTAAAGGCGGCGGTCGAGTACGTCGTGGCGATGGGTCCATGCGACAACGTGGAGGAAGGCGAAGGTGGTTACTGCGACGTGGAGGGCTGTCGGTACTGCGCGCTCGCGTCCGCCTTGGCCCGTTACGAAGACTGGAAAAACGCGCGCAATCGCCTGCCAGCGATGAAGACGATCACTGTGGACTTCGATGGCGTGCTCCACGACCTGCGCTGCGAGTGGGTGAGCGCCACTGCGATCGACGGCGCGCCTCTCCTTGGCGCCTTCGAGTGGCTGGCTCGATGCGTGCGAGTCTTCCACGTCGCCATCTGGTCCTCGCGCTCGATGCAGGAAGGAGGCCCCGAGGCGATGCTGCAGTGGTTCGTCCGCCATGGGCTCCCTGAGGACGTCTTGCTGGCGCTCACCTTCCCTTCGGTGAAGCCACCGGCGCTCCTCCACGTAGACGACAGAGCGGTCTGCTTCAGCGGCATCTATCCTGAGCCGGAGGAACTCGCGGCGTTCGAGCCGTGGCACTCCAGGGACTGACTTTCGCGGGTTCACCTACTCGAACGTCATGCGACCATCCGCTTTCCTCTGACCTGTGATGCCCTTGCGCACCGGTCCGTGGGAGCGTATAGTTCCACCATCGGAGCGAGTCGCTCGGATTGAAAGGAGGTGGACAGATGTTCGTGACCTGCGTTGAGAGTGTTGACGGCATTTACTTCGCCTCCGTGCGCGAGGTGGGGCCAGGCTTGTTCCGCGCATCCTTGCTCGAAGATCCGTCGATGACGATGCACGGTCGCTCGGCTGAGGAAGCTGTGGCCAAACTGCGCCGCGCCTTCGTGCCCTGTCAGGACCGAGTGGCCTGCTGAACCGTCGACCCGTGCTACTGTTCGACGCGCGCCTTCCACGGCCGATGGGGCGCGCGTTGCCTCGTTACGCCAGCACGCAAGACGTGGTAGGTTGAACAGCGATGACCGAAGAAACAACGGGAGAGACGCGGCAGACCCACGGCAATGGCGCGGAGGTGGAAGCGGCGAAGCGCGGCTACATCTTCAAAGCGTCTGTGATCGGCCAAGACCTCATTACTGCGCCTGGTTCGGTCAACGATCCTGAGCAGGACAAGATCCGTTCGCTGCTCGGCTCTGCTGGCGTGCTGGAGCCTGCCTACGATCCGAGAGTGCTGCTGAGGATCTGGGAGAACTCCGGCTCGCTCAATCCGAACATCGAGTCCTACGTCACCAACATCGACGGGCTCGGGTGGCGTCTTGAAGCTGTCGTGAATTTCGACTCAGACACGGCTTTCGAGACCGTGCGTGAGCAGATGTGGATCGAACGCTTGAAGCGCAGCGAGGAGATGTCGGTCGAGGCCGAAACGGACGGGGTGATGACGACGTTGCCGAGCGCCGAAGACCCGCTGTCGATGATGCCCACCGATACGGAAGTCGAGGCGAAGATCGAAGGGCTCGGACGACAGCAGCGCATCGAGAACGTGCGCCTCACGCAGTTCCTGAACTTCGTGAACCCAGAAGGCTCCTTCACGTCCTTGCGCCGCATGACGCGCCAGAACTTGGAGATCACCGGCAACGCTTACTGGGAAGTGCTGCGCAACAGGCGTGGAGAGATCGCGCGGTTCGTGCATGTGCCGCCCTCTTCCGTGCGCTGCACGTCCTTGGACAACGAGTCGACCTTGGTAGACGACCGTGTACCCGCCGGCTTTGGCTGGGAGGTGGTGAAGCAGCGTCGCTTCTTTCGCCGCTACATCCAGGCCACCGGGCGCAAGACAGTCTGGTTCAAACAGTTCGGCGATCCGCGCGTCGTCTCCCAGGACACAGGCAGGGTGTACACGAACCGCGCCGACTTCGAGGCGTTGAAAGGGAACGGCGATCATCTCGCCACGGAGCTGATCCATTTCAAGGTCGAGCGTGCAGGTGAGGCGTATGGTCAGCCGCGGTGGATCGGTAACCTACTCGCAGTGCTCGGTTCACGCGCCACGGACGAAGTGAACTTCGCCTACTTCGATAACAAAGCGATTCCGCCGCTGGCACTGATGGTGTCTGGCGGTTCGCTCGGTGACGACGCAGTGACTCGGATCCAGAAGTATTTCGAGGACGAGATCAAGGGCAGGAGCAACTATCACAAGCTGCTCGTGATCGAAGCATCCGGCGGGGGCGGCCTGTCGGATAACAGCACGATCCCGAAGATCGAGTTCAAGTCCCTCGTCGAAGCGCAGCAAGGCGATGCGCAGTTCCAGAAGTACGATGAGCGCAACGTGGACAAGGTAGGTTCCTCCTTCCGTTTGCCTCGCCTGTTGCGTGGCGATGTGCGCGACTTCAACCGGGCTACAGCGGATGCCTCGCTTCGCTTTGCTGATGAACAGGTTTTCCAACCCGAGCGCAACGAGTTCGATGCGTGGCTTAACCGCGTCGTGTTGCCTAAGCTCGGTATCACTCTCTGGCGCTTCGTCTCCCTCGGTCCGCGCACGCGAGACCCAGAGCTGATCTCGCAGATCGTGAAAGATGCGTTGTCTGTGCTCGCTCCGAATGAAGCGCGCGCCATCCTCGCAGACGCGCTCGGTCGCGAGCTGCCGCCCTTCTCCGAAGGGTGGGCCAAGCAGCCGTTGCAGCTCACGCTCGCTGGCTTCCAGACATCGGATCAAGTCGATGCTGAAAACGAAGCGACTGACGACCTCATGGGCGCGGCAATGGCGCACATGGCGGATCAGAAGCCTGCGGACTCGTTGCGCGTGCTCACTGCCACGGCGCGAGCGATGGCCATGCGCAGGGAGACGATGCAGACACTCTCCGACATGGCCGACACGGCGCACCAAGAGGGCGAGAAGTTGCAACAGGCTGACGCCGCTGATGGCGCGCCTGCTGATGCCACAAGCGCGGCGGCGTCTGCCGCAGATTGAGACGAAGACATGACCATCACGAAGAAGCGACTCTACAGCCACGACTCCGCTGCCACGATGCGCGCTGGGCTCGTTGCCGCTGATGCTGCCACTTGGCGTCCTGACGACGAGGTCACGCCGGACGACGTGATCCTCGATGCGCGCGAATGGGAGACAGTGCGAGCGATCGTCGAGTTCACAGACGGCGCTGGCGCTGCCGCCGTCGGCACATCGATCACTGTGGAGGCGCTGCTCGGCGTCCCGTCAGACCTGGCGACTGGCGCCACTGGTCGCGTCTGGGAAGCGCTGCCGACGCTTGGTGCCATCGTTCCAGGTCAGGCGGTTGAAGTCGCGCTTGCTGGCCACTTCGCCGCATTCCGCGTGACGGCCATCAACCTCGCAGGCGGCGCGGTAGATGGCAGGATCCGCGTAACCGGCGGGCGCCTTCGCAACGTCGCGCCCAGCGTCTGAGGCGCAGCGTGAGCATCCGACGCTTCAAGCTGTTCAGGAAGGCTGACCCGACCGGCATCTCCGGCGTCGGGATCGTCGCCGAAGGAGTGGAGTTCTCCGATGGCACCTGCGTCCTTCGTTGGCGCTCGAACCACCCAACGACCGTCTCGCACGACTCTGTAGAGTCAGTGGAAGCGTTACATTCGCACGGAGGTGCTACTGAGATAAGGTGGATCGATCAATCGGCGCAACGTGTCGTCGGTTCGGAGGAATCATGAGGAAAGGTTACGAGTCCTGATGGGCGTCTTAACCGTCGTTGGGCCGCCTTGGCGCATGCTGTCTGGCCAGGCGGCAGCGACGTTGCTCTCTTACGACCGGCCAGCGCTCGTGGCGCCTGACGCATGGGCTGTCTGGTCCTCGTCTTTGAAGTGCCTGTACCGTGCCGAAGGGCCGAAGATGGCGATGGCGCGCGCGCACTTGCTCGCTGCTCTCGGAGACGGGACGGCGATGGTGCTCAAAGGCGCAGTGCGATCAAAGTCCGGCCAATGGCTTTTCCCCGAGGTCGAGCATCGAGTGGAGATCGACAAGGCGCTCAACGCCCTGAAGCCGCGAGATTTCCAAGTCCTCGTTGCGCAGGCACGCGACAGACTCACGCGTGCAGCTGGGGGAGCTGAAGGCCGGGCGCTTCGCGCCATGACTCCGAACATCTCGGAGGCTGACTGGGCTGCACTGACGGAGCAGGAGATCGGCGCCATCATCGACGACGTCTCGGCCGACCTCCTCGCCATCGGCTCCGACGCGCGCCTCGTCGCCGCCATCGACACCACCCTCGGGCGCAGCGCCGTCTCCGTGGCAGAGAGCGCGCGTGCGGGCCAGACGTTACGGGTGGGCGGTTTGTCGCGCGCTGACAAAGAGTTGGCACGGAACATTGGCCGCCGGTCGGGCCTCTTCGTCACTGACGAATACGGGCGACGCACGCAGCGCTGGGCTGACATTGCGCGGCGCATTGTGGGGCGCGAGGCTGCCATGGGTGCGGACTCGCGCGCCATCGCGCAGCGGCTCACAGACGCGCTCGGCAACGTGGTCAGCGGACGGACTCAGTCTTACTTCCAGATCGTGGCGAACGCGGCCGTAAGTCGCGCGCGTTCGTTTGGCGAGATGTCGTCGTACCGAGATGCGCAGATCGAGATGTACGCCTGGGAGTCCGTGCTCGACCAGCGCACGACGACCATCTGCGAGTTCCTGCATGGACAGGAGTTTCCTGTGGCAGCGTCCATCGCGCGCTTTGCTGCGGCCGACGCTGCACCAACGCCACAGGACACGATCGATCAGTTCCCGTGGTACTCCTTCTCTGGCGGCATCGTCTACGCTGGCCAAGCCGGAAACGCGCCGCCCGTTGCAGTCGGCCAACTGGTCGGGCAACGTGCAGAAGAGATAGGCCAGAGCACCTACACTACGCTCAGAAGTCCTGCAGACGCTGGCGGTAGTCCAGTCCCACCAGCACACGGTATGTGCAGGTCTCAAACGATCCCTGTGATGTAACCATGAAGCACGTAGCGCACCTCGTAGAACTCCTCGACCCACGCCGCCGCCGCGAGATGGAGGAGAGCATGAAGCGCGCCGTCGTCACCTCGTTTGCTGAGGACAAGCGGCGTGCCGAGAAGTCGATGGTGAAGCCGCTTCTCCCGACGACTTTGGAAGTCCAGCGGCGAACGCGCATCGTCTACGACTGGTTTGTGGTGATGCGCAACGAGCTCGGATATTCGACGCAGCACGCGCTCGACCTGCTGCCATCCGCCTTGCGCGCCACGTTGGACGACACCCAGTGGGAGCCGCCGCCCGCAGTCCGTAGTTGGAAGGGATGAGATCATGAACGACTCAATGGAGAAGGCGATTTCGCGCGCCTCCGTGCTACTGAAGGGCGCTGCGCAAAGCGCGGCGCAGGACGTCGTGACGAACGCCGCTGCCTTGCGCGACGCGTTGCCCGGCTTTGCCACGGAACTGAGCGAGACTGGAGTCGTCTCGGACTGGATCATGGACTGGCTCGACGAACTCGTGCACGTCGCGGCAGCCATCGGCACGGCGACGAGCGAAGCGTTCGGCGTGAGCCCACAATCGACGCAAGAGCCGATGGAGGAACTCGCCACCGGACTCGCGAACGCCATGAGGCGCGTGCGGCGTCAGTTGCCGGAAAGCGTGCCACTCGACCTTTTCAACGAGTGGCTGGTTGCGGTCGACGATGGCTCCTCCTTTCTCGACGCCTTCTTCCGCGCTGGTGCAGCTGACGCAGTGACGGGAGAAGGCGCGGTGGCCAAGCGTCTCCTGCGCTCACGCGGCGGTAAGTTCCGCATGGCCAAGACGCTCGCTGCGCTGCTGCCGCCGCACGCGGTCTACGTCGAGCCCTTCGCCGGCAGCGCGGCGGTGCTCTTCGCGAAGCGGGCGAGCGCCACCGAAGTGCTCGGTGACGTGGATCAGGCGTTCGTCAGCACCTACCGCATGATGAAGCGCCTCTCGATGACGCAGTTGAACCGCCTCATCATGTGCGAATGGGAAGGGAACGCCGAGGCCTTCAAAGCGCTGCGCGATTCCACGCCGAGGGGCGATGTAGCAAAGCTCCACAAAGCGCTCTACTTGCAGTGGCACTCCAAAGGCGGACTCGGGCCAGAGTCCGGCTACGACCCGCTCCACGATGGGCGCGCGCCGACGCAGCGCCTTGCTCGTTTGCACGACGTCCACAGGCGCCTCGGCTCGGTGACGCTCGTCAACGGCGACTACGAAAATGTGATCCGCAAGTACGACTCGAAGAAGACCGTCTTCTTCCTCGACCCGCCCAGCGTGGGGAAGCACGCAGCGAGTTTCGACGAGGAGCGATTCGCTCGGGTGCTGAAGTCGATCAAAGGGCGCTTCGTTCTCACCATCGGATTGCGCGGCCGGCTCCCTGCGATGGTGGAACAGGATGGCTTCGTCGTGAAGCGCGTGGACGTGAGACAAGCGATCGGCGGCGTGGTGCCGGAGCAGGCAAAGGAAGTCTCGCAGATGCTCGTCGTCACGAACTTCGAGCACATGAAGAAGGGACTCGTCGACATCAGCGCGTCGGCCATCGCAATGGAGCTGTCGTCTGAGCGCATCATCAAAGGACTCCGCTCCGAGCGCTTCTGGGCCATCGGTTCTGGCGCCCCTGCCGTGGTGAAGGCTCCACGCGCCACTGTGCTGCCAGCGCCTGGCGCACCGGGGCATGTGTTCATCACACGCGACGCTGACGGCCACGCGGGCAACGTCACGCCACGGCGGGACATCGCCGGCACGTCCGCCGCCATCCAAGAAGCGATGCATGTCCCTCTGGCCAAAGGTGAGTCGGTGTGCGTCGGACGGCTCGAAGGGAAATGCGGCGAGGATCTGCTCTACAAGGAGACCGCAGTGCTGACGCTCGCCAAAGAGGAGGCCATGCCCGACGCGAACCGGCGAGTGGAAGAAGCGCCCATGGAAGCGGTGAGCGTGGATATGGCGCGCGCGCCCACTGGGGTACTTCCGGCGTTGAAGGCGCCTGACCCTCAACTGCTGCTCGAACGGCTGCAGGCTGGCAAGGTCGCCGGGCTCCTGAGCCGCACGCGCCAGACGGAGCGCGTGGGAGTTCCGCAAGCGCTGGTCAACGAGCTTGGGATGGCGGTGCAGGACGGCTCCTACATCTGGGCGGTGGTGTCGCAAAGCGACCCGGAGCCCTTAGTGTCCGTCGTCGACCTGTCGCCCGATCAGATCAAAGGGCTCGACGAGTGGACGCTCCGCGAGTTCGCGACGGAGCGCGACCTCTTCTGGCTGCCGTTGCAACTGATCGTCTTGTTCGATCCGCCGTTGGAGCTGAAGGCGCCACCGAGTGGGCGTCGGTTCGGTGGTCAAGTGGACCTGCAGAATGACGTGGTGAAGCGCGATGAAGAGGTCGCTGTGTCGAAGACCATCTGGGGCTCTCCGGCGGGCAAGAAGCGCCTGGCCCCGCGGCTGGTGAAGCTGCTGCCGAAGCACCGCGTGTACGTC